GTTTTACTCAAATAACATCACAGAGTTTAGATAGAAATAAAAAAATCATCTTAACAACAGACCAAGATTTGATTGCTGATGGTGTACAAGCTATTGATGATGAGTTCTTGGAATGGTTTGTTAAGAATCCAAGTTGTGAGTTTGTTGAGGTTTACATTAGTTACAGAGTAAAATCGGGTACTATTCAAGAGCATAAAGATGGTCTTGCAGGATATGAATATTTTGAATACAAAATCATCATTCCAAAAGAAAAACCTAAACAAGAAACACTTGAAGAAGCTGCAAAGAAATATAAAGACTTAAGATTACCCGATGATTTATACGATGCTTTTATAGCAGGTGCTAAATGGCAAGCTGAAAGAATGTATAGTGAGGAAGAAGTTAAAGCTATTTGGAAAGCGGGTCAAGAATACTGGAAAACATCAGGTTCATCTATAACTTTTGAAGAATTAATTGAACAATTTAAAAAGAAATAAGTTATGAGTAAATACACACTACATAAACTATCAGAAGGATTTATTATAACATCTGATGAACAACAATTAAGAGATTATAAAGGTTTAATGCTAAATACTGTAGTAAATAAATTATTTACAGATATGGGTGTTTCTTTAATGAGAGACTTTAAAAAAGTAATAGCTCAACAAGACCAAATAGATTTCTCTGCTTTATCAGAAGAAGAACAGAAAGAGATTGGGTGGTTTGATGTTGAGAAGTTGGCTAATGAGTATTCAGACTATGAAACAAAGAGTAAATGGGGAGATATTGTAAGAAATACTTATAAAGAAGGTTTCAAAAAAGCACAAGAACTTCTATCTGATAGAAAGTTTACTTTGGACGATATTTTAGATGCTTGGGAATTAGGAGCTAAAGAAGGTTTACCGTTAACAAGACAAAAGAAAGAAGATTTAATTCAATCTCTATCTCAACCTAAATCATGGTCTGTAGAATTAGACGTTGAACATATTCTTTTTACTAATGCAAGTTCTTCTGACTTAGAACTTTCTGTAAATGGCTTACAAGATGTAGTTTTTAGTAACCCCAAACTAACAGATGGTAAAGTAAAAATCTTAAAACTATTATAATGGAAAAGATAATGACAGCAAGAGAATTCCAATATATTAAAAGAAAATATAGGGATGATATAGCAAAAGATTTAATGATAGAGTTTGCTAAACTACATGTAGAAGCTGCTCTTAAAGCTGCTGCTGAAAATGCAGAAACAAAACTTGTAAAGTTTACAGAAAATGATTACGAAATAGACAAGTCTACAATCATCAACGCTTACCCACTTTCAAACATACAATGATGAAAGTCCCATGTGGACATTTTCACTAAAAATTAATCTTATGCCCGATATTTCAATGTGTGAGGGTGGTAACTGCCCCCTAAAAGAAACATGTTACAGATATAAAGCTGTCCCTAATGAGTATAGACAGTCTTATTTTGAGACACCCCCTTTCAAAATGATTGAGGGTGAGGTTAAATGTGAACATTATTGGGAAATAAACATTAAAGTTAAAAAAGATGATACAAACAAATGAATTAAGGATAGGGAATTGGATTAATGAGTTTGAAATAGCAACCCAAGCTGATAGCAGGTTTATAGATAGGCTTTACAATATCGAATTAAGAGGTAAAATAGCCATTGATGTAACACCCATCCCCCTAACACCCGAAATACTTGAAAAGGCGGGGTTTAATGAGGTTGATGGGAATGAATGGTATCGGTTTTATGATAAAGGGTTTTTAAGAGTGTTTATTCATAAATCTGTCGATAGCTGCTTTGTTTCAGTTGACGGGTTGAAAATTGATTACTATATAAATAACTTTTACCTACACCAACTCCAAAACCTTTACTTTGCTTTAACTGGAGAAGAATTAAACATTGAATTATGAAACCTCACAGTAAAAGAGTACAAAGAGAGAAAGATGTAGGAAAACCTGGACCAAGTAAGAAGAAAAGTAAAGACTGGAGTTTACAATATAAGTGGAACTCTGAAAAAGACTTTAACACCTATCCTAAATGGCTATGGAAAAGTGAAGACTACTCTGAAGAATGGAAATCTGCAGGTGTGTTTTCTACATTTTACTCTCCTCAAGGTGCCCTAGAGTCCATCAAAAAAGATTTACGTTCTTCTTTTAGTGAAAGATATGTAAAAGGTAGAGAGTGGAGAGTTGTTAACACTAAGACAAATGAAATTGTAGAATTTAAAGACATTGAAAATTTTTATAAACAATGAAAATTCTGATTTATGATAAAATAAATTTGGTAGTTTCAAATATATAATATAACTTTGTTTCAAATGTATAAAACATGAAACGAGTTAATAACTTTAATGACGACTATTTTGAGAAAATAGACTCAGAAGATAAAGCGTATTTCTTAGGTCTTTTGTTTGCAGATGGGAATGTTTACCTTAAAAGAAACAGGGTACAACTTACACTTGCTAATGAGGATTCATACATAATTGATAAGCTAGCAGAATGCATAGACTATCATGGTAAAATTTATAGCGATAGAGGGTTATATGCAAAAATCATACTTCCAAGTAAGAAGATGTGTCAAGATCTCATCTCTTTAGGTTGTACGAGTAAAAAGTCTTTAACTCTTAAATTTCCTGATGGTTTAGAAGAGAAGCTGCTTCATCATTTTATTAGAGGGTATTTTGATGGTGATGGTCATGTAAGCAAAGACAAAAAGCTTACAAATCCGTATTATCACATCAATATAACATCTAGTGAAGCTTTCACAAAAAGACTCAAAGAAATACTATCAGATAAAGGCATAGAAACAGGAAAAATGTACAAAAGATACAAAGATAAACCTGACAGCGCTTATACTGTATATGTAAAAAATAAGTCTGCAGAAGAGTTCTTTAGTTACATTTATGTTGATGCCACTCTATTTTTAAACAGAAAGAAGAAAGTATATGAATATACTATGTTATGACATAGAAACCTTGCAGGAATTCTTTCTTGTTGGAGTGCTGGATATTGAAACAGGGATATATTATGAGTTTGAAGTGAATAAAAACGTTGATGAGCTCAATAAGTTTGTCAGTTTTGCAGAAAAACACAGAGAATATCATTGGGTGGGATATAATAATCTGAGATTTGACAGCCAGGTTGTAGAATGGGTGATGAGAAACCACGAACAATGGGAATCTTTAGGAGCTCTTGATATATGTGCAAAGATAGCTCAGAAAGCTCAGGATGTTATTCATGATGCTAATTATGAAGTGCTTCCTGAATATTCTGAACACCATCTCACTCTCAAGCAGATTGATTTGTTCAAAATACACCATTTTGACAATAAGAACAGACGTGTTAGTCTGAAAAGATTAGAGTTTGAGATGGATCTTGAGAACATTGAAGAAATGCCCATCCATCACACTAAGGTTGGTATGACAGATGAAGACATTATTCTTACAAAAGAGTATTGTAAGAATGATGTTATGGCCACTTATGAATTCTACAAGGTGACAATTGGTGAAACATCACATCCTCTGTACAAAGGAAACAACCAAATAGAGCTCAGAATGGATATACAGGAAGAATTCAATATTCCCTGTTTGAACTATTCTGACAGTAAGATTGGTGATGAGATGATTAAGAAGTATTATTGTTTGCAAAAAGGAATTGCTTATAAGGATCTTCCTAAAAAGGGCACATTCAGAAAGCCTTTTACAATAGGTTCTTGTGTAGCTGATTATGTAGACTTTAAAACTAATGAGCTCAAAGCATTTCTTAAGAGAATAAGAAAGGTGAGTCTTAGTTTACAGGATGATTTCAAAGAACAATTGGAATTTCATGACAACATTTACACATTTGCAAAAGGTGGGTTACACACAGAAAACGGTCCAAAGATATTTGAGGCTGATGAAAATCATCTCATCATCGATTGGGATGTTAGTTCTTATTATCCTGCTATCATTATTAATAATGATCGTTATCCTGCTCATCTCGGTAAAGAATTTCTTGCTGGTTATAAGCAGATGTTTGAGAAAAGACTTGAGCTTAAACCACTTGCAAAGAAAGACAAAAAGATAAAAGGTATTGTGGGAGCATTAAAGCTTGCTGTAAACAGTGTTTATGGTAAGAGTTCAGATATGCAATCTTGGATATATGACAGAAAGCTCACCATGTTCACCACTATTACAGGAGAATTGTCCCTGTTAATGCTTATTGAAGCTTATGAATTAGCTGGCATACATGTAATATCAGCCAATACAGACGGTGTTACAGTTATGATAGACAAATCATTAGTGGATGAGATGCATGAGATTAACAAATGGTGGATGGAATTAACACAATATGAGCTGGAACGTACTGATTATCAAAAGATTATATTTTCAACAGTAAATGACTATTTAGCAATTAAAACAGATGGAGAAATTAAGAAGAAAGGTGATTTCCTCACTGACTTTGAGCTACACAAGAATAAGTCAGCTAGGATTGTACCTATTGCTCTCGAACGTTATTATGTTAATGATATCCCTGTGGCTGATACCATTCGTAATCATACAAACATATATGACTTTTGCCTCAGGCAGAAGGCAAGCAAAGACTTCCATTATGAGGGAGTCAAAACAGGTAAATCTTTAAGTATATCAACAGAAAAAGAACTTCTTGATAATGGTTGGATACAATATGAAGGTGATTCATGGATTAAAAAAGAATGGATTGACCAACAAAAACCATATGATAGAATGGCTACTTCTTTTGAGAATGCTATAAGTTCTGTTAATGCAGATTTAAGATGCAAAGAACATAAAACAGTCTACAACAAACTAATTAGATATTATGTATCTAACACTGGTGAGAAGCTATTGAAGGTGAAGAATGAAAACTCAGATAGTGGTGCAGCTAATGTAATACAAGTGGAGGCAGGTGAATGGGTGATGCATGTATGTAATTATTTAACACCTGATCATTCTCTGGATAATATCAATTATGATTATTACATAGAGAGAGCCAATAAGATTATATATAAGATACAGACAGAAGGTAAAAAAAGAAAAGTTATTATTAATCCAGATCAACTTTCGTTATGGTAAAGTGCACTTGTATTAATGACAAAAATAAATTTGTTTATATGAATATTTCTTAGTAATTTTGTAAAAAACAATCTTATGACAGGAATATACAGAATAATTAACCCATCTGGTAGTGTTTACATTGGTCAAACTAGAAATCATGTAACAAGGTTTAGAAACTATAAGTATATTAGATGCTTTAATCAATTTAGGATTTATAATTCTTTACTTAAACATGGTTTTTCAACTCATATTATTGAAATGATCCATGAATTACCTGATGATGTGTCTCAAGAAGTGCTTAATAATTATGAAATCTTTTATTGGAAACAATATAAAGACTGCAACTTTGATATGATGAATATTAAACAACCAGGAAGTAATGGATGTCATTCTGAAGAAACTAAAAAGAAAATATCTTCAAAGAACAAAGGGTATAAATTTACAGAACAACAATTAAAAAACTTATCTATGGCTAAAAAAGGAGTTAAACTATCTGAAGAACATAAACAAAAACTAAGTGACGCAGGTAAAAAAGCTCATGCTAAAGGTAAAACATTTTTTCATGGTAAAAAGCAATCAAAAGAGTTTAGTGAACTAATTAGTAAAGTCCATAAAGGTAAAAAAAACTCTCCTGAAACATTAGCAAAAATGAGTGATGCTGCAAAGAAAAGAGGTATTTCTGAAGAAACTAAAGCTAAAATGATAGCTGGTAGGAAAAAATATTTAGAAAACAAAAAGAACAAACTATGATTGAAACAATTTGTATCAATGATTTAAATAAACCTGAAATTATACCTAAAGAAAAGTGGATT